ACCAACTGAGCTATGGGAGAATGGGTCCCCTCTATCCGAATCGAACGAATGACAAATGGAACTACAGTCCACTGCTCTACCAACTGAGCTAAGAGGGGGTGAAAGCTCCCACGTGGATTCGAACCACGGGCGGTGGATTCAAAGTCCACAGTGTTTACCAACTACACTATAGGAGCCTCGGATATATTATTATTAGTTGGCTCTTCTTTAAGCCCGTTTATGAACTTCATACATGTGAGTGAGACGGAGAAAAGACCAGCAGATGTATTGGCGACAATCATCGGAACGACGTTGAAGTACACAGAATACACCAGACCAAGGGAACTTGCCAACATGTTGAGGTTCAAGAATGCATAATTTATCGCATGTGTATCTTTGGTTCGGTACACGTGAACGACTTGGGGTACAAACATAATCGATATGAGTATCGAACTTGTTAGACCGATGCCATCGATGACACTCTCCATTACGTAAGACTATTTTCTATTGTTTAAGTAGGTATGGTTACACTAATCATCTTGGTACTTCTCATCATACTTGTCATGCTTGTGATGAAACCAAAAAAGAAACCCAGTGACTACGACTACAAGTGCTTCCTTCTCACATTGAAAGACCAGACGGAGAGACAGGAACGTTTCTATAAAAGTCACCAAGAAGAAATCCCAATCGAAACCATCTATGGTCCAGACACCAGAATCGTTAAGGTCGCTAGGGAATATGAGGACATTGTGGAGCCAGATTATTTTGAAAAGGCGATAGAGATGCACTACAACCCTGACATCAAGAGACCTGACATCACCTACTTCAATATGGGTGCTATCGGGTGTTTTGTGGGACATATGGAATTCTACGACAGGTGTTTCAAACAAGGTCTCAAGTATGCTGTAATCTTTGAAGACAACGTCATCGTCAAGTCGAATCAGTTGTATGACGAGATTCAAAAAGTCATTGATGAGAAGGGTGATGACTTTGAGATGTGCTTCTTCCACTGCCTCTCGAGACTCCCCGAAGGGAAGGAGGGAACTCTCGAGAAGGTCAAATGGATATCGAGTACCAAATGCTACCTCGTAAATGTCGATAACATGAAAAAGTACAAGCGTCACTTTTACCCCATGGACAATCATGTCGACATGAAACACGAAGACCTCATCGCAAAGGGTGCGCGCGTGTACTACAAGGATATGCGCGAACATATGCTCATCGATAGAACTCATAAAAGTCTCATTGGTCACAGTGACCATGGAAATCAACAATTCTTCTCTAGGCAGTTCCCAGAGGCCACCCCTGACGATGTCAAGTGGGGATACTAACGCCATGGAATGTCTTGTGGTCGGTAACGACACGCCACTTTGAGAAAATCTGTAAAAGCACAAAGTTCTTCCTCTGTGGTGATGACGTTCAAGGTATTTTCGACATACTTGTTGTATCCCGCATGCTTACCCGCATGTACGAGACGCCCCTCCCTCAAACGAAGAACTTCCCTCCCTCGCTCTGTGGGTAACATGACCAAGTTCGAACTCGCGTTCATGTCGTAGCCAAACCTCTTCACAGTTGGGTGTTGTGAGTGTTGCCTTGGTATGACATGATGATCTTCAACGAGACCCTTATTGTAGAGACCCCTGCGTACCTTGAAGGCTTTACGTGCCATCGACCCGTACCGCATCCCCTATTATTTAGCAAGTTTTATATACACAGGTCTCTCTGTTCTGATTATCGAGAGTCCTATGTTCAGTAGAGTCTTCACAAAACGCGACTTGACTGTGACCTCTGAGTGTTCTATGTACCTCCTGGAATTTTGACGATGTTTATCCAGAACCCCTTTCATCGAGAGAATTCGACCTAGCGATACATTTCTACATCCTGTGACATCTATCATAAACTTCACGGGTCTCCCATATGTCCACGCATGTTCAAAAAAGGAATCGAGTATCTCAGGTGTTGTAGAGTCCTTAATTTTGATTTTGTAGTCCATGACCATTTTTATAAATGTATATTTAAAGATTGAGTCATTTTATCATACATGGGTTTAATATACAAATTAACTTCACCAGAAGGAAAATCGTATATTGGACAGACGGTACAATCATTCAAAAAAAGAATGAATGGTCATGTACACGGAAAAAGTTATTGTCGAGTATTAAAATGTGCTATCGATGAATATGGATTCGACAATTTTGAAAAGCAGGTATTATGGGAAGGTGAGAATGAATTGATTTCGGAAAAAGAGAAGTATTACATTAAATACTTTAATACCATGCACCCAAATGGGTACAATCTTTCATCTGGTGGTGGGAGAGGTGAACATAGATGTCAAAATACAATTAAGCTTATGACAGAAAACCAACGAAAGAATGCGAAACTAAAAAATGATGGACTACTTGGATATATACATGAAAACAAATCAAAAATTGATGGAAGAACAACATCATGGACTTTGAAGACTAATAAGTGTGGTTCTCTTGGAAATTTCAAAACAGAAGAAGAGGCAAAATGTTTTCAGATTGAATATTCTCGATATCCACAAAAATATTTAGACACCTATTCGAAAAAAAGAGTTCCAAATGGAGAAGGTGGTGTGTACTATAGAAAAGAACGAAATAAGTGGATAGTAATGCCGATGATAAATGGTGTTAACACATACATGGGATCATATGATACAGAAGAAGAAGCAACGAATATTTTAAAAAAGTACAAACTATCAAATTAAAGTATTTTTATAAACACATACAAAATGTTTATAAAAATACTCCCGCTGGGAATCGAACCCAGAATTTGACTTCACTCCACGGATTCTACTCCGTCATAACATACAAGTTGTATAAGAATCATATGATAACCGTTTCATTACGGGAGTTCGTGGGTAGACCACATATTATTTAGTCCTCACATCTTTAAGCAATTTCTAGATAGTTCTCAAATGTCATCTTCGCATTACCACCTATGACAAAGTTGCGGAACTTCTGGGCATCTTCGAAGGCTTCCCGAGCAACTTTCACTGACATGATAGTGTCATAAGCACAAGCCTTGGTATCTCGAATGACAAAACCAGGGTTCATGACTTTAATATCCGTGTAAACGTATTCTTCGAGGAAATCCATGACATCTTGGTACTCACATGTCTCTGCGACAACCACCACAGCATAACCTTGGGTCTCGTAATTGTTTTTGATTTGGTATTTGGAAATATTGTTGATGGTTTGTTTATTAATCACGTCAGTTACTTTGGAATACTTGGCGAACGTAGCCTGTGTGGAGAGTTCAGTGACTCTATGTCCAGGTGCTTCCACAAAGACGATAGAGTTTGTCGTAGTAGCTTCTACATAAGCATAGTCTATGTACTTTGCAAACTCTTGAACAGCTGTTTGAAATCCAATAGATTCCATACCTGGAATGTCATTGAAAATGGTCTTGGCGATACCTATGACGTTTGTCTCAATTCTATCATCGAGGGCGAGTTTGGCAGCACTCTTCATGGATTCGTTACCACAAATACAGTACAAGCGACCAAGGTCTTCCATACTCCTCATGGCATCTTCGATGTCAACACTTTCACATGAGACACGCAGGATAGACCCCGCACCTTCTTCAATCTTCTTACGTGAGAGTTCAGTGCGAGTATTGTTATTGAGACCTCGGAAGCCTTCATTGAAACCAATGATGCGGTTGTCCCGAGAAGTTTCATAGAGGGTGAGGGAGTGGATAAGATTATTCACACCTGGACATACACCGCCAGCTGTCAGAATCCCGACGTTCATCTGGATGATACTCACCCCATCTTTTTATATTGGTATATACAAATGTTGAAATATCTTTTGATGTTCCTCTTCATTTATGTGTTACTGTTTATCATAAACACAAATGATGTGGAGAAGAAGATGTTGTATCAGCTCATGATGCATGGTGATTATCGACATGTGTCTCAACATCCTGTTGAGTACGATGTGGGTATCGGTAAATACCTCATGGCTCCATTTTACTTTGACAGGAATAGACTCACCAAGGTGTCTGACGGAGAACTTTTCAATGCTTATTGCTTCACCAAACCTTATGCGAAAATGCAGCAGAACTTACAGAGTAAGATATTCTGGGATATGTACCTCTCACAAAATGGAATTGACGTTCCAAAGTTGTACGCGACGACAAAGCCTTTTCACGTGTACGATGACCTTGACCCTGAGAAGGAGTACATCTCAAAACCTGAGTACGGTACAACAGGAAACGGTATAAAACTTGTGAAGGGTAAGGATGTTAAACCCACTGAAACGAACCACCTCATTCAAGAAAAAATCGGAAGTTGTGGATACGATGGGTCTCGAACTTTCCGTGTCATCACAACCCATGACGGTGAAGTTCTCGTCATCTACGAATTTAAAAATGATGACAAAGTGACGTCTAACTTGGTAAAGGGTGGTACATCTAGGGAACACGTACACGTTCCAGAAATAGAAGACACGGTGGAGAAGCTTCGTCAACTTCATGTGCGTGATTTCGATTTCTGTTTTACGATTGGTTGGGACTTGATGGTCGATTGTGATGGGGTCTACGTCCTCGAGGGAAACTGGCCTTGTGGACATGTCAATAGAAATGACGCGTACATTGAACGTGTCAAGGTGAAGGCGAGAGAGTTTTACGCCCTCAACAACATGTAAACGTCATACAACATGATAGCTGCCGTAAACACGACGTAGTGTGTCGGAACTTGACGCAGAGGTTCATTATCTTCGCACACTACATCCTCCATAGCAGACAACATACAGATGGGTTTGTCCTTCACCCTCTCTGTAACGAACCACGACAACGCCATCGTCGCGTTGAACATGAAGTTCGAAATGTAATCCTTCAAGATGAATGGACTTAACATCGAGTAGGTCATTATGAGTACATGGAAGAGGAACACCAACTCCGTGGTGAGCGTCTTTTTCTTACATGTCCTCGGAGTGCGTGTAAATCCGTATATGCTATCCACCACTATAAGTAAAAAGAAAATGACGGGAATCATCTAACATTTCCTGATATTTTTATTTATTTCGGGACAGGCGTCAGTCATGGGGACGTAAATGTTCATCGTCGTGTCATCCATACTTTCGAGGCGCTTCTTAGTCTCATTTGACGCAAACATGGGGTCGTATTTGTCAGGAACTTTATTGAGTTGTGGTTGATTACCCAATCTGTAGTTGAAGTACATGAGAATATTCGTCATCTCATTGATTGCGGGTTGAGTGGATGTCACGCGATTGACATTTTGGAGTGTCTTTAGCACTGGAGACTTGTTGACATAGCTCGTGTCGACCATCGTGGCAAACTTATCGAAGGTTTCTTTGTTTGGGTACACCTCGAAAAACTGAATCAACCTCCGATTGTCATTGGTGTTGAAGAAGACACCTCGGTGCATGAGGGACGCATTGAATAGGAGAAGGTCACCAGGTTCAATATCGACCGTGATGACATTCTTTAGGTCATGGGCAGCATGAATGACAGAACCATGGGTCTTGTGGTGAGACTTTGGAATCAATTGCATCCGACCCTTGTCCCCATAGAGGAGAACCGTATGACACGGAATGGGTGTATTTGTCCTCGAGACATTCTTGAGGTCGTTGTGAAGGAAACTGGCGTCAATCTTATTTTCCTGGTTGCTGACTCGATACTTGGTCATCACGGGATCCCACCCGAAGAGTTCACGAAGACAATCCTTCACATCATACACAACGGGGGAGATACCCTTGTAGTTGACATCCTTCTTGCCAACATTCTCCTTAAACTGGTCGATGGTTTCGGATTTCACACATCCACGAATGACTTTGAAACCCTTCTGATGAAGTTCTTCGTTAACGTCCTCGTACCCTTCTGGGTACTCCCAACTGTTGTCAAAGGCTGGTTTCTTCCGCATCTCAATCCACAGTAAGTGAAGGATGAGTAGCACAAACAAAATGATGAGTACCTTCATTTATTATCTGTGGATATTTTAATAATGAGTGTCGAGATTGTCACTTATGCTAACAAGTCTCAGGGTATGTTTGAAGAGTTGGTCAACAACGAGTTTGGTATCCCCGTCAAAGTCCTGGGATGGGGTACGAAGTGGAATGGATATTCTGATAAATCTAAAGGTCTTTTGGAATATATGAAAACGAAAAACGACGACGATGTAATTGTTTTTGTTGACGGATTTGATTCCAAAGTTAATAAAAGTCCCGAAAATGTCATGAAACTTTTCAAACAATGTAACTGTCGCGTTCTATTTTCAAACAACCCACCATGGTTTCTTCAAACACTTATATTTGGGACATGCGATGGTTCAATCGCAAACGCTGGTATGTATATGGGTTATGTAAAAGAATTGACTATCATACTACAAAACGAAGTCGATTTACAATGTAAAGACGACCAGGTCAATTTAAATGGGTTATGTAGAAAATACGATTTTGTAAAAATTGACAAAAATGAAAAAATTTTCAAAAACTTTAGTCCAATCCAAAAAATCAAAGAGAGTGATGCAGTATTTGTATCTTTTCCAGGAACCCTAGGTATAGATAGATACACCAGAGGTTTTTTCGAATACACACAGTTCGTATACGTATACATACTGTGTCTACTCGTGAGTAGTTTGGCATTTTATCCCAAATACAAGAATCAAATCCTCACTGTACTTGTTGCGTTTTTAACATTTTATGTAGTGTTTGCTGACAAGTCATGCACATTAGGCTAACTTGGGGAGGGCGGCGGCAGCGTTCATCTTCACCTTGGGTACCTTCTTACCAAAGTCAATCATGCTCAGAATCTCACCCATGAGGATGAACTGTTGGGACATGACGACAATCTTCGCCATGTTCGTCTTGGGTCCATAGTCACCGTAGCCCACGGTACTCATGGTGGTGAACGCAAAGTAGAAGGGGTCAATCATACTCTCGAAACCGAAAGCATCAGGGTCAGCCTGATGAATAGCCGTGTAAATGAGACCATAGAACAGGGTCGTCACGAGAATAACAATAAGCTGCTGCATTATACTATACCTCAACAGAATTTTGCCGAGGTAAATCATGACTCTTCCTTCTAAAGTTTAATTTTCTCACACTCGTAACCCATCTCGAAACTGGATTCGCTGTGGAAGATATGGTTGACGCGGCGTCATCGCTCATGATAATACTGAGACCGTTGCATACGTCGGGTTTATTCTCTTTATCGGGAAACTCTATATTGAAAGCCTTAATGGATATGGCTGGTATATCAGGTGCATCATCGAGAAGTCGGTCATATTCCTGTCGCGCCTTCTGGACAAATTCGACTACATCTTCTCTATGTTGAACATCCAAAGATAACTCCATATCAACATTCCTATAAAATTTAGAGTATTGTACACACATTGCAGAGTGTGCCTCGGCCAAATTCGCACTTTGACTAAACTTACTTATCGAAGTCAGAATGCCGCCGAGAACATTGAGGAAGGCGAAAAAATATTGAACCACAATAATTTTCGTCTTCGTACCTGGGTCAACGTCATCACTCCCACTTGGATTAAGGACAGCAAAACCACCGACACCTGTGATACTCGCGATAACTATACTCGGATAGGAGAGGTAGTCGTGTTGTTTCTTGTAATAGAGGCGTGCATGGTTATGAAGCCACCTGTACCCCGCCGCCTTCTCTGCCCAACGTACCAAAAGTTGCTCCTGTTTCTCACACCAAAAGTGTTTAACAGGTTGGGCATCTATATCTTCCTGACCCATTACGTTACCTGGATATTTTTTGCACACTCCCTCGCGAGAGTGTCGACTGCTTCATTCTGGGGATGACCATTATGTGCCTTGACCCAACGCCATTCAATCATCTTCACCTTGTCCCTGAGTGTATCGATTTGAATCCAAAGTTCCTTATTTTTTACGGGTGTCCCTGCGGAGGTCATCCACCCGTTCTTTTTCCAGTTGATAATCCATTTAGTGATACCGTTCTTGACATAGTTACTGTCTGTGAAAATGCGCACCTCCTCAATGCCCCTCTTCACACACTCTTCAAGGGCTTTCGCTACAGCAGTCATCTCCATGATGTTATTTGTTGTCTTTGTCATGGCACCACATAACTTGAGGTCTTCCCCTATGGCTCCCCATCCACCAGCTCCAGGGTTTCCGAGGCAACTTCCGTCTGTGTAGATTTCGTACATGA